GGTTCAGGTTCGCGGCAGCGTCGAGGCGCGTCTTGACCGCGGCCTTTCGTTTCTCTTCGAGGTCCGCGATGCTCGTATTGCCGTCCGACCGAAGGGCGTCCGCCGCTCTCTCTCGCAGCGTCAGGTCACCACGGTTGAGGCGATCCATCTCCTTTTGCGCATCCGACTGCTCCTGAACCGCGTAGTTCTTGGACGTCGCGAGCATGCTCGCGTCGGACGTGGAAACGGAGCCGCCTTTCTCCATCTTTTTGTAGAGGCGAGCGATCTGCGCCGAACGCGCCGCGCTCGCGTCCGCGCCTTCGAGGCCAGCGACCTCCGCGGCGTCCGCGCCTTCGTTCACGAGACCGCCGAGGTACATGCCCGCGGAGGCGCCCAGTCCGATGGCGGCGACGCCCATCATGGCTTTGTCGACGCCGGCGCCGAGTTTTCCGACCGGAGCCATGGGCCCGTTGACGCCTCCGCCGGCTGCCGCCGGGGTCAGGAGTCGCTTCAGAATCTCCGGCACGCGAGCGGCCGCAATCTCCTTGGTCATCGAAGCGCCGACGATCCCCGCGAGGCCCGCAAAAGGGTGCTCCGCGAAGAAGCTCACGAGGCTCTTGACGCTCTCGAGAAGACGGTCGAACTCGGCGGAGTTGAGGAACTTCTCGATCTTCGGCGCGTTGCGTTCGAAGGCTCCGGCGAGCTTTTCGATGAACGGCGCGGCCTTGTCTTCGAGGACGGCGTTGATCTTCTGCATGGCGGCACTCATGCGCTCCGTGCTCGACTTCATGACCGCCTGGAAGTCGTCCTCGACGTCCTTGTCGGTGTACTTTGCACCCTCGTACTTTTCGACCTCTTTTCGAACCGCGGCGGCGCCGATTACGTTGGCTTCCTTTTCCGATTTGCCTCCGGCGAGCGCGGCTTTTTGGGCGTCGACGTACGTGCCAGAGAGCGCGGAAGCGAGTTTGGCCGACTCGACGCCGAGGCCAAGGCCGCCGGTGCCCATGGCGACCGTGTTGCCGTTGGCCTTCAGGAAGTAGGCTTCCATCAACTCGGCCGGATCCTTCAGCTTGCTGCCGACCATCTTGCCGCTCTTGTCGCGGTGGGCGTCAGCGAACACGTCGGCGACCATGTTGTTACTCTCCGCCTTGGTCGCGACATCGGTGCTGAAGCGAGAGACGGCGGTGGCGGCGTCGTCGGCGGAGCCGGACGTCTTGCGGGCAATCTGGGTCAGCGCGAGCAGCTTGCGCTGGTTGTCGCCCTGGGTGTTCGTGTCGCTCGTCGCGTACGCGGTCGCGCCGGAGGCGACGCGGCCAGCCACGCGCGCCAACTCGGGGAGCTCCACGGCGCCGAGCTTACCTTGGCCGATGACGTTGCGGAGCATCTCGGCCTGCTGGGCCGTACTGAGGCCCGAGTTTTGGCTCTTGAGGGCCGCGGCCGAGTTGAAGATGTCGCCCGTGTCGGCGCCGCTACCCTTCGCCATCTTGGCGAACAGGGAGACGGATCCCTCGTCGTTCAGAATGTCGGCGTTGCCGGAGAGGGCCACGTAGCTCTGGAGACCGCGGAGAATCTCGCCCTTGTCGACGCCGGTGTCGCCCTGAACGCGGCTCGCGCTCTCGAGCAGCTTGCGGGAGCTGAATCGCTTCTTGTCGCCCGGCTGATACGCCGAGTTGGACAGTGCGATGGCGGCCGCCTCGTTGCTCATCTGGTTTCGCACGACGTCGACGGCAGCGAAGCCGCCGCCGAGAGCCGCCACGGTGCCGCCTAGGCGAAGCGCGGTACCGGCCACGGCGCCGAGGCCACGGCCCGCCGCGCCGAACAGGCCACGCTTCTCGCCACCGAGCGCACGAGCGCGCGTGGACGCCTCGCGCGACGCATCGCTGGCCGCCTTGGCGGCGTCCCGGCCGGCTTGCTGGGCCGATCGGTGGCGCACGTCCTGGAGGTACTTGGCGGTCTGGGTGGCGGACCGCTGAATCTCGCGGTTCGCCTTCTCTTCGGCCTTCACGCGCTCGCGCGCGGTCTTGTCGGCGAGGCGAATCTTCTCGCGCGAGAGCATCGCCGCGGCCTTCGCCTCGACGCCGGCGAGGCGTAGGAATTCCTTCGATACGCGCTCCTCGGACTTGATGCGCTCGTGCGCAAGCTTGGCCTGGAGCTTGTCGCGCGCAGCGGCGGAGCGCGCGGCCTCTTTCGAGGCCGATTGCTCCATGTTCGAGACGACTTCCTTGACCGAACGGCACGCGTTACGGACGTTGGCGATGCCGCCAACCTGCATGTTTACGCGCGCTACGGCCACTGATCAGTCTCGCTTTCTTAGGTCAATCAATGAAGATTGGTCAGTCGTCTTTATCGATGGTTGGCGCAGTATCGCTGGCAGGCTCGCCAGATGAGCCAGTGCCAATCACAGACTTGTACAGGCGACAGGCCAAAAGCATGGTCAGGTCCTGGTGAGCCTCCAAGGACAGCAGCGCTAAAGGGTCGCGGCTCGCCCCCTCCACGAGACGCACGATCCATCCTTCCATCTCGGACTCGGTCATCTGCGACACGATGGGGCCGCGCTCTGCCTGGACGATGAGGTAGCTCGAGAAGAGTACGCCCAGTTCGTCGCCCGTGAGCGCCTTGCGCGCCTCGAGAGCGCTCGGGAAAAAGCGCTTCTCGGGCTGGTCCACGTCGCGGCACGCGCGCAGTAGAATCTGGAGCGAAAGCTCGTTGGACCGCATGTCCACGTAGCCGTGGGAGAGCTCTCCGGACTTCGGTAGATCCTCTTTCATGAGGTCGCGCACGACCTTCTCTGCGTCGGCCATCGCGGCCATGCGCTCGGACTGCGTGAGGACCTGCATCCGCACGAACCCCACCGGCTCGCCGATGGGGTCCTTGCGGGGAATCTCCACGATAGAGAACGGGCGCGGCATCTCCATGAGGGCCGCGAAGAGTGCGCCTGGTTTGATCGGGGTTTCGGGCATGTCTCCGGGGCTCCTGTAGGGGTTCACTGGAACAGAGGCATAGCAGCAAAGCCGCTGAACGAATACCCGGCGTTGGAGTTGACGCCGTGCTCGCTCGTGTCCTCGGTCACGAAGCCCTTGCACACGGCCTGTTTGCCGCCGGGGCCGATGAACGTGAATTCGATGACCTTGCCGGTCAGGATGGCCTGTCCCATGTCCATCTCGTAGTCGGAGCTGGGGATGACGTTCGAGACGCTGAAGTTGGCCATCGCGGCGCCGAGCGTGATGCCGGCGAGCCCCTTCGCCATCGTGAGAACCTGGGTGGCGTTGGACATGCGCTGCATCGACACCTGGACCGATTCGGCCAGGAGAACGTTGTCGATCATGATGTACAGCGCGGTGTAGAGCTGCGGATCTGCCATGGTGTGTTTCTTTCGTCGTGGTGGAGTCTGTGGCGGGGCGAGGCCCAAAAAAGAAGCGCCGGGTCACCGTGTGGTGACGCCGGCGCTTTGGATGCGTGCGCTATGCACGCGGCGCGGTTACGCGACCTGGTCGAGCGCGAGCTGGAATTGCTTGGCGTTGTCGATGGGGCGAATCGGGATTCGGGCGCTCATTCGAGTCGTCGGAACCGTCTCGCGCTGGAAGACGCTTTCATCCTTGGTCTGCTGGACGCCCTGAAGAAGACCGTTGCCGTCGTAGGTGTCGAGAAGGCCGATGGTGAGCGCCTTGAGGCGGTCGGGCGTGACCACGTCCGCGTCCGGCTGTTTCATGCCCGGCAGCGGGTTGTCTCCGATCTTCTTTCCGCTCATCTGGAGCGCCACCTTGGTGACCCAGTCGCGCGAGAAGTAGTCGCAGATGGTGACCTTGTGAGCGTCGCGGATCCGGTAGTCCGGAATCGCGCCGTTCAGGGTCCGCGTAGTGATGCGGTCGACGAGGTAGCAGCGCACCCCGCGACCGTCGACGGCGATGGGCGAGAGGCCGTTCAGGATGGCTGGCGTGAGGTCCGTGGAGCGGTCCGGACGCGCCGTCTTGTCGCGCGGCGGCGGCACCTTGAAGATGCCCTGAGTGCGCGCGTCCTGACCGTACCCGGCGAAGTTCGTGCGCGGCTTCACGGAGGCCTCTTCCATGGCGTAGATGGCGGCCATGTGGGCCGCAATCTCCGCCGGGGTCCAGACGCCCTTGTACTGCCACAGGAGCTCCGCGCGCGGGTCATTGAGGCCGATGGCGAGCGCGTTGGCCGTGGCCAGCGAGTCGGTGGTGGCCGCGAAGAGCCGCTTGGGGTTGCCGTTGGCCGGCAGCGCCTGGGTGGCGATGTGGGTCGAGAGCGCGCCGAGCTGGGTCGCATCGTTCGCCGCAGAGACCACGTAGTAGTCGCCGCGCCCCTTCAAGGTCGCGATGGCGGTCGTGTTGCTGTCCGACGCGGCGCCGTTGGCCAGTGCCGAGTCGGTCGTCGCGGTGAAGCTCAGACCGTCGCCGTTGAAGCGCACGACCTGGTAGCGGATGAAGTTTCCGCGCAGGCCGTTTTGCTTCGCGGTCAGCGTCACGGTGCCGGTCACGTTGGCGGCCGTCACCGGCCACTCGGCGCGGGCGTTGACGGCAGCCGCAACGGCGTCGCCGAGGAGGGTGGCCGTCATGCCGTTCGAGATGGGCACGTCGACGAAGTCGTCGACCACGTAGACCCGGACAGAGCCGACCTTCGTGGCGGTGCCCGTGATGACGATGGTGCCAGCCGCCTTCGCGCCAGCCGACTCGGTCACGAAAACCCAGTACATCGGGTTCGTCTTGTTCAGGTCGGCCACGCGCCGAAACAGGCGGTGACCTTCGGAGCCCGGACCGCCGAGGGCGATCATGTGAGCCTCGCTCGAGAGCGGGTTCTCGGTGTCGGGCCCGTAGACCTCCGTGTTCACCGTCGCACTACCGGCGGCGGTCTTGTTCACGAAGAACACCATGGGGCGCGCACCGGTGTCACCCGTCGAGGCGCCCGCGGCAAAGTTGGTCTCGGCGTACACGCCGGGAATGGGATCGGACGAGCCGATTCCGGTGAGGATGATTGCACCCATGGTAGATCAGTTTCCCTTCGCGTCTTCGGTGGTGGTGGTCTCGGGCTCGGGCGCCCGTTCGGGCTCCGGCTCCGCGCGGGAAGCGGACGGCGAGACCCACTTCACGCCGCACTCCTGAGCGGTCGCGCGGTCCGCCGGCACGAGGTCGCCGCAGCGCACCGCGTAGCGGTAGGCTTCGGTGTTCGGAAGCTCGGCGGAGCCGTTGCCTTCCAGTTCGAAGCCGTGGCGTCCATCCGGCGTGGTCACGAACTTGCGGCCCACGAACTTGCGCACGCCGGCCTCCATCGATTCGAGGTCGAGCACGAGCGCGTCGCCCGTGGCGCGCACTTTCAGAGTCTTCTGCATTTGTGGGCTCCTACGCCTGGTAGATGTATGATGCAGGCAGCCGGAACGACTGCCCATCCAGCCCGACGATGGTCACATCGGCGGGGAAGTTGGTGGGGTACCCAGCGAACTGGGGCGCGAGCGCCGGGGCACGCACCGTGACGCTCGTGCCGTCCGCGGCGATGTCGAGCACGGTCGCGGCCTGGCCCTGGAAAGTCACCGTGGTCCCCGTGCGGGCGCGCAGGGTGGTCAAGGTGACCGTTTCGCCGCCGGCTCGCGTTCCGCTCTGGGGCGAAACCGCGAGGAGCTGTAGAGGCATCTCCGTGGCGCCGTACGAGATGCCGTCGCCGACGTCCGCGGCGGCCGAGTTGAAGGGCGGCAGGTCGGCCAGATCGTAGTTGGACGATTCGACTGCCGACAGGGTCAGCACGACCGCGGGGAAGTAGAGGTCTTTGCCGCCGGGCCACGAGCCGAAGTCGGAGCGCACGACGTCGAGGTCGGACAGGCCGGTAATCTCGGTGCGCGCAATCGAGTCGCCCATGCTGAACCCTGGCGGCGCGTAGAGTGGATCGCCCAGCGAGACGACCATTCGGTCGATGATGCTCGCGATGGCCTTCGTGATGGGCGCTACCTGTTCGGCCTGAGACGGAACCATCGGCGGCAGCACGTAGGCCACGACGATGGTCGAGGCGTCCTGCCGCCGCGTCATCGTGCGTTCTTCGAATTCCGCATCGGTTCGGTACACCGCGAGGAACGGAAAGCGCATGTGCGACTGGAGCAGGTAGGGCACCGGGTCCATGGCGCTCGTCGCGCGCACGGCGTCGTCGATATCGGTCAAGCCAGCGTTCTGAGCGGCGGACACGAACTTCTCGCCGGCGTAGTGACGGATGGCCCAGCGGAAAAAGTCGATCAGAAAGAAGATGGTCGGGTCCACCTGCCGCAGCAGGGTCTGACCCGTGCCCACCAAGAGCGGGAACTTGACGGCGCCGTGGGAGAAGCTCATTCGTTGAAGGCCCGTTCTGTCGCGTCTTCGATGCGGTGTTGGAGGTCGGCCATCGCGTTGTCGGCCGCGTCTTTCAGGAAGGGCCGCGCGGTGGTTCCGGGGTGCTGGACCTTGCGCACGGCGACCCATCGGCCACCGACCTGGAAGCGCAGGAACCCGCCGTTTTTGGCTTCGATGGTGTGAGCCTTCGTGCCGTCGTGGACGTAGCTCGCATACCTGGTGTTGGCCTGGAGTTGGACCAGGAAAAAGTTCTTGGGCACCGCGAGCATCGCGCTTCGCAGCTTGCCGGTGATGTCACGAAAGAGCGTGGTCCGGCGCGCGCCCACGATGGCCTCTTCCGCGGTCGCGGCAAGAGCCTGGCTCGTGAGACGTTCGAAGCGCCGGAGGCGCTTGGTCAGGTCCCGGTCGAAGTCGGTGACGTCTACACGGAACCTGACATGCATGGTGATTACACCTTCGCGCCGGTGGAGCGCAGTCGAGCGGTGAGGCGAAACGGGCTACCCACGTCCAGCGAGACAAGCTCGCAGATGACGCCGGCTTCGTAGCCCTGTCCGTAGATCAGATACTGGACCTCGCGGCGCACGCCGTCGGGGGCCGGCCCGGGCGCGATGTCCTCGGGTGTGATGCCGCCGCCGTCGTAGGCTGGCGTGACGGTCACGTCGAACACCGTGGTGCCCAGTTCGAACCCGGCGGCCACGACTCGGTCGGCGGGGATCTGGCGCACCTTCGGGCGCGCGCCGCGCGCCACGGCGAGTTCCTTGATGGCGACCGTTTTCGTGTCGAGCCCGGTGCGCTCTCCGGTCCAGTCGGTGGTGCGCACGTAGACCCGAAACAGACGCAAGCCAACGTCGTCGATGGATGCTCGACCCTCGTCGATAATTGGCTTGACGTCTTCGATGATCGACATGGCTCAGGGTCTCAGGCGAGAGGGATCGGATGCGAGCTGCCGCTGCCCGCGGCGCTCAGGTTCTGGACACCGAGCAGGTTGGCGAGGCGCTGAACGAGACCCGCCACGAAGGCGAGGCGCGCGGTGGCCGCGCCGCCGGCGAACCACTCGATTTCGCCGTTGCCGAGTTGCTTGATGCCCTGTTGGGCAATCGCGCCGCCGTTGCCGGCGCCGTCGCCGTAGACGCCGTCGTCGATGGCTTTGAGCTGAAGCAATACCTTGCGGACAAGGGCCTCGGTCTCGGGGCCGATGCGGTCCATGTTCGTCTCGAGAGACGAGTTGACCGCATAGCCCCAAGTCCGGGGAAAGACCGCGGGGTCTTGATAGCCCAGGTACATGCGAACCTGGGCGCGCTCTTCCGCGGTCAGGGCCACTTAGCGCCCCTGCCGACGAGCGCCCTGCTCGGGTTCGGTCGCCTTCACGTCGGAAGCCTTGGCGTTGGCGTCGGCCGCGGCGGCGTCGACGTCACCGGCGAAGCCCGGCTGACTGCCGACGGTGCGAGGGCCGCTGTGGTTCAGCGCCGGGCCGTCCTCGGCGTAGCTCTCGCCGTCGGCGAGGGTGAGCGCGATGCCGCGGCTTCGCACGAAGGACTCGTGCTCGCGGGGGATGTCGACGGTCTCGCCAGGCTTGACCTCGTAAACCTTCTTCTGCACGGTGAACTTGACCGTGTGCTTCTGGGTCAGGAGGGTCTTGCCGTCCTTGTCGTAGGTGTCCTTCGTGTCGTTCTTGAACTTCGCCATGTGCTGCTGCTCCCGTGCGGTGTGGTGAGGGTGAGAGACAAGCGAGGAGCCGGCGCCGTGGTGGCGCCGGCTCTACCCGCTAGTCAGTTCAGGGGGCCAGCTTGAAGTTGCGGCGCACGCCCATGGCGTTCGGCCGCAGAATCTGGAGCTGGATCTTGTTGTAGACCATGGCCTTCTCGGCGTGGCCCGTGTCGGGGAGCTTCTTCACCGCGATGCCCAGCGGGATGTCGCGGAAGCCGTCGGTGCCGACGCGCTGCTCGGCGCGCTGACGGGTCATCGCGTCCAGCACCGGGAGGTACCGGAGGCGGATGTGGCGGGTGTTGAGGTAGAAGATGCTCGCCTCGGTCTCGCCTTCGGTGGCGCTGGCGTCCTTGTCTTCGATGAAGATGGTGGAGCCGAACTGGATGCCGTCGATGCCGCCTTCGAGCACGATTCGACCGCGAGCCGTGGGCAGGCCGTCGAGGGTGATCTGGAGCTTGTCGTCGAACATCCGGCTGAGGGCCTGGAAGGCCTCGACCGAGCAGATGGCGAGGTCGGGACGGCTGCCACCGCGCTTGGCGCAGCGAGCGAGGTCGCCGCGGATGACGTCGCGGGTGATGACGGTGGGGACGCCGGCATCGAACACGTTCGGGCGCCAGAACGCGTTGGCCGCGTTGCCGCGGTCGATGCTGGCGTAGACGTTGTCGTCCTTGCCGATGGCTTCGTCGAGCGAGACGATGCGCTTGTTGCCGGTGCCGTAGAACAGATGCTTGTTCTCGGTCGAGGTCAGGATCTCGATGTGCGAGAGCATCTCGGAACCCCAAAGGGCGATGTTCTCGGCCGGGCTCTGGCTCGAGCCGGCGGCGGCGACCGCGAGGTCGGAGATGCCGAAGGCCGAGTCGTACTCGCCCCACGGCAGGACCGCCTGCTGCTGCCCGTCGTGGGTCAGCTCGTCGGCGTCCTGACCCTCTTCGTGGGTGCGGGCCGCAGCGCCGTCACCCTTCGCGATCCAGGCGAGGTTTGCGCCCGCGCCGGCCTGCACCTGGAGAGTGCTGAGCAGGGTCGAGGAGCGGTTGATCTGACCCTGAATACCGTCGATGAACGGCTGGGTGAGGACGATGAGACCAAGGGTGGTCATTGCCATGTGAGGTGCTTCTTTCTTTCAGGGCCGACCGCTCACGCGGGGACGGCGGGGGTCAGTCGTGGGTGAACAGTTCGGAGTCGCCGAGGAGCACCGACGCAGCAACGCGCGCGGCGGCATCCTCGTTGAAGGGCGCGGGTCGCCCGTTCGATTGCTGCTGCGTCGGCATGCGCGGGGGCGGCGCGAACGGCGCAGGGACGCGGCCGCCGGGGGCGGGCGCCGGGTGGCGGTGGTTGGACGGCGGGGGGAGGTAGGGCTCCGCGTCTTTGGTGCCGAGCCAGTGCTTCAGGCCGTCTTCGAGCGGGACGTCGACGTCCTCTTCGAGACCGCCGGCGTACTGGGCCTTGCGAATCTTCAGGAGCGGGTTGCCGTCGGCGTCGTAGGTGACGCGGCCGTTGGCCTGCCACGTGGTGGCAAGAAGCTCTCGGACTTCGGGCTTCACCTTGCCGGCGTCGAGCGCGCTGAGAATGCGCGAGTTGGCGGCCTGTTCGCGGGCTCGCTTCTCGGCGGCGGCGCGCTGGGCGTTCCCGGTCTCGAGTTCTTTGGCGAGCTTGGTGTTCTGCTCTTCCAGCATCTTCATGCGCTTTTCCGCTTCGGGAGAGAGGCCGAGTCCGCCATGGTTCTGACCGGCCGGCGGCTGCTGCTGGCCGGCGGGGGGAGGAGAGCCTCCGCTGTTCTTTTCCATCTCGACGCGGATCTTCTCGACCTCGGCGTTCACGGCAGCCTGGGTGTCGGTGGCAAGCTTGCCCTCGAGACGCTTCAGGTGGGACGTGACGGCCTGATTCAGGGTCGTGTTCAGCGTGCCGGCGATCTGATCTTCGACGGTCTTTTTGATGGCGGCGAGTTGCTCTTCGGTGAACATGCGGTGTCTCTTCCTGGTCTGTGCATTGTGCACGGGCCGGTGCATCGAATCGCTCGATGTGGGCGTTCTCGCTGGATCGTGCGCGAGTGTCACGTGCCGCCAGGGTGGCGGTGATGGGCGCCGGGCTTCCACCGGCAGCGCGCTACGAACAAGCGCTCTGGCGACCTAGGTCGCCGATGGTTGCATCACGCGTAGGTGAAGGCCGAAGCCTGGGTGATGGTGGTCGCGTCGGGGTTGGTGATGACCAGCGACTTCGCGCCGGCGGTCTGGGCCGTGGTCGTGAAGGTGTAGGTCTCGCTGTCGACGCGCTTGAGGTTCGTGACGGGGGTGCCGCCGAGAACGAACGTCGCGCCCTGGTCCACGCGGCTTCCCTTGAAGGTGACCGCGGTGCCGCCGGCGATGCTGCCGGTAGCGGGAGTGAGACTCGTGAACGTCGGAGAGACGCCGGCCGGGGTGAAGCGCTCGACCTTGACGTCGTTCGGGTTCACGCCCGACTGCACGAGCGGGTTCGAGTTCGGGGGGTTGTCGGCGTACACGATTTTGGCGTGACGGCCCCAGATGTTGGCCTGGTTCTGCGCGGCGACGCGCGCCTCGGCGACGGTGCCGGAGAAGCGGACTTTGGAGTCCATGGCCTCGGTACAGATGACGAAATTCATGATGGTTTTCCTTCAGGCTGCTGTGCGGGCTTGCGCCCGGATGGTGGTCTTTGGCCACGCGATGCATCGGCACCGTGGATGCACGGAGCCGGGCCAAAGTCCGTCTCGGAACGCGCCGTTGACGGTCACGCTGCCGTGTAGGTCGCGACACACCGAACACGTCCGCTTGTCGAGCGCCGCGTCCCATTCCCAGTCCAGGCCTTGGGCGTTGAGGTTGGCAGCGACGAGGCGGAGCGAGCCGTTGAACGCGTTGGAATTCTCGGTCGAAGCGGTGCGCTCGACGGCGGAAGGGATCCGCCGGAACGCGTCTGGGATGGCCTTGGCGGGCGCCGGCTTGCCGGACAGGAGCCAAGCCCCGAACGTGCCGATGGAGACGCCGGAAAAGGCCTGTGCGAGCCCGCGCGCGGCAAGCTCGGCGCGAGCGTTGTCGAGGTCGTCGACGGCGCCGAGCGCCATGCCCGCGGTCAGGGCCGACACGAGCAGGAGCGAGGTGTCTCGCGCCCTGCCGCGGCCGGCGAGGATGATGCCCCTCGACTCGGCTTCGAACGCTCGAGACTGTCGAGAGACGGCGCGGTAGAGCCCGTTAGCTCCAGGCGCAGACTCGCCGGTGGCGATGTAGAGCGACCGGAGATGGTTCTTGGCCGCCGCCTCCAGTTCAACTCGCATGCGGCTCTCCGTGGCGAGCAGGGACCGCGCGAGACGCTCGCGAATCACACCTCACCACCGGGCGGTGGTGCGCCGAGCGGAGGGGCACCGACTCGCGCTGCCGCTTCACGCGCCAGTTTCATCTCTTCGGCGAGCGGGTCTGGCTCGTCGGAGACGTTCGCGTCGATCTCCTTTTCGATCTTCTCTTTGAGGGCCGCGGAGAGGTCGGGAAGGAGCTTGTTCGCGATGCGCTTGCCCAGCTCACGCTTGAACGTCGGGCTGGGAATCGAGCTTCCGGAGTCGACCTGGAGCGAGGCCTCCAGGAGCAGCGAAAGGTCCACCGTGTCGAAGCTGTCGAAGCCTTCGATGGTCCACTCCTTGCCGTCCACACGGGCGGCAGAGATGAGGTCGTAGATGGCCTTGACGGACTCGCGAATCGCGGCGCCCCAGGCGTCGAGCATGGTGTTGCTCGACTTGGAGTCGACGCTTTTCGACTCGGCGCTACGGCCGACGGCCGACGCGTTGTTGTCGATGCCAAGAGCCATCTGGTGGGCGAGGCGGTAGATCTCTTGCCGGTCGGAGTCGACCTTGGTCGCGAGCAGCGAAGCGGCCGAGCCCTGTGGCTCGAGAAAGCCCGCCTTCGCGCCGCCGGTCAGCATGAGAAAGTGACCCGCACCCATGCGCTGGGGCTTGTCCTGATTCGGCTGGTCGCTCGAGATGTACGGCATGGCGTAGGCCGTCATCCGCAGCGTGTGGCGCAGCGCCGCGTCGCTCTCGAAGTGGGAGAGCTGCGCGTCGCGGAGACGCTCCACGAGCCGGAGGCCGGGCGGGAATCCGAGCGAGAGCACCGGGCAGCTCGTGAAGCCGTGCGGCGTGGGCTGCATCGACTCGACCGCGACGGCTTCGGCGCCGGATGGTCGCTGGCCCTTTTCGTAAACCAGGGTCCACTCGCGGACCGTCTCTCGGTCGTACAGCTTCCAGCGCTCCGTGACCATCTTGCGCGAGCCGAACACGTCGGCGCGGTCGCACTCGAGAGAGTGCACGATGACCCAGTCGTAGCGGCCGTCGCTGCCCAGTTTCCAGTCGTAGACCGAGCTGGCATCGACGCCCACGAGGCGGAGCGATCCGGTGCCGACCTCGCGCTTGAAGTCGGCGAGGGAAGCACCTTCCGGAAGGTCCGGAACGGCCACCATCTCGCAGACCCAGAACGAGCGCGGCGCCATCATCGCGGCGACGAATCGCGCACGAAGGAAGTCGGCCATGTCCGTGCCCTGGCCGTCGCAGTTGTCGCGGAAGTCCGTGTAGAATTCCTCCAGCGCGGACTTGTCGGCAGCGTTGGCGCTGAAGCTCTGTTCGAACATCGACCCCGTCAGGAAGTCTACGATGCTGCCGATGTAGCTCCGGTACTTCGCGTGAGCGCACCGGTTGGCGAACATCTCCGCCGTCTCCATGGGGTTCATGGGAAGGAAGCGGTTGATGCGCTTGCGGAACTTGTCGCCACCCTCGTACAGAGCCAGGTTGTCGGCCCATGACTCGGCGTCCCACTCCGGATGTTTCTGATCGAGGAGTGTTAGCTGCATGGTGCAATCAGTTCGTGATGGGCTCGTCGACCATGTGGGGCGCGAACGTCGGCTTGCCGAAGCGGCTGTGGGTCAGGTACCGGAGACAGTCGCAGGCGTCGTCGTTCACCTTCTCGGGCGAGTCGTGAAACTGGTCTCGGTTTTTCGAGTCGCGCTTGCGCCGGTAGAGGCCCATCTCGCGAATCAGGTTGACGCACTTCTTCGACACGAACATACGTGGGCGCCGGAAGGTCCGGCACACGCGACATTCGAGGTCGATCCCTTTGCGCGCATGGCTGCGGCACGGGGCGTCGTACGTCTGCACGAAGAGGCGCGCCGCGACGCTCATGATGCCGTCCTCGACGGCGTTGGCGGCGGGCAGGAAGTTGGCGCCGGTGTTGGCGCGTACCTGGGCGATGTGAGCGGGTTGGCTCGGGTCGCCGTAGAAGGTCGGCTCGACGCCGAATCGCTCGAGTGCTTCGGCGCGAATCTCGGAGGCGACCGACTCC